AACCCGAAAGGCGCAAATTTTTCTTGCCAGTCGCTTAATTGCTTATAATCAAAACCGTTTTCGCCATCGGTCTGGAATCTTTGCCAAAGGTTAAAAAAATCTTTGTTTTTTATCTCGTTTTCGAATTCCTCAATATTTGTAAAATCGTCATTTAGTATCATAATTTTTTAGTTTTTAATTTTAACAAAGTTTTTTTGTAAACCAGTATATTTTCTGTGGATTGGTATTTTATCGGATCTTAGTTCTATAAATTCGCCAGCATTTAATGTAAATATACTTTTGTCGTTAAATTTTAGCGTTATACTATTAAAAGCAGCGCAATAAAAGTTAGTTACTATTTCGCCCGTTATTTCGTTTCTTAGATCCCTAGTATCGTTAATATCGTTGTAATACATTACAAATCGTTGGTTCGTTTCAATATTTGTATAAATTCTTTGCGTTGGTCGTTTCATCTTTTTAGTTTTTAAGGTTAAATAAGGCGTTAAATTAATTTAGTAATGTAACGCCTCGAATAGTTGTTATTTGTTTACTAAAATTGCTATTGTCGCACCTGTTGCAACCGTTACAAAAATTTGTTTTTTAGGCTCGATATACTTTGTGTAATCGATTTTTTTAGGTTCTGGAAATTTGATATTTGTTGACATTTTTTATAAGTTTTTAATGTTGTTTAAAAATCGTTTTTTTGCTTCGCATAAATTGTAACCGATAAACTTTTCTTTTATGTAGCTCCCATCATTTAAAACAATAGAGCATAAAATAAAGTTCGCATTAATTTCGTGGTTTATATCTGATAATTTAATTTTTGTTGCCATCTTTATAGTTGAATTAAGATTGAAATGATTAAGATTAAAAAAGTTAGTAAGGTAGCTTTTACCTTTGTGTTGGTTGCTGGATGTGGTTTTTTAGGTTGCATAATATTATAAATTAAAAATATCGTTATAAGTTCGTAAATAACAACCGAGTAACTCTATTTCATTATTTTGATCGTCCTCGCTTAATTCGTAAAACCCCGCTCCCTCGCTTGCTATTTCATAAAGACAATCATTTGAACTTAAAAATATAGGAACGCCGCCCGTATTTGTAACGCCCGAAAACGTTACCAGAATTTCAGAAGCGCAAAAGTGATCTAATAACAAAGTTCTGATTTGTTTTGCCTTTGGTGCTATTTTTTCAATAGGCACATATTGACGTGATATAATAGCGTCAAAAATTTGTTTGGTACTCGGTGAAGTGATTTGATAAAAATTCATAATATTTGATTTTTAGATTTGTAATAGACTAGCCGAAGCTAGTTTCGGACATTTAGTCCTCCTCAGTATTACTGTTAAATAAGTGATCGAAGTCGCTAAAATTATCTTCGATAAATTCCGCCATAGTAGATGGCAATTCGCATAAGTCGGAAACTTCAAAATAGTTAATACTTTCAAGGTTGCCGTAACCGTTAAATTTTACATAATCGTGAGAATAGTTATAGTCTCCGTAAAAAATTGCTTGCGCTACTTTTAAACCGTCACCAGGATTAGGATAAAAAGTACTGAAAAAATCTTCGTCATTATTATAAACTTCATTATCATAATAACCAGCAACCTGGCAATAGATGTTATTCAATTCAATTAATTGATTTTCGTTAAATTCGTTAATTTGTGATAAAATAGTAATTGCCTTCATAATGTTTGATTTATTAATTTGTTATTGTTTTAATTTGTTATTCAAATATACAACATCTATTCATATATTAATAACTATATTTGCTTTTTAACATAACATTAACATAATTTAGGTATTAAATAGATTTTATTTATACATTTGTACAAACTAATAAAGAAAAACAATGGGAAAGAAAAAGGAAATACAGGTAACATCTGCGGGCTCAACATTGACAACACAACCCGAAAGACGAGGAACGCCGGAACACCTCCAGACACAACAGAACCAAGCCTTACAGATTATAGACTTAATAGGTAACAAAGGACTACCAATGGTAAAAGCAGCTAAAGAAGTAGGAATGAACCAAACAACGTTCCTTGACTATATCGAGAAAGATACTCGACTAATCGAATTATACGCGAGAGCAATCGACCAGAGGAACGACCTAAAGGCGGAACGTATCATAAAGCTAGCAAACAAACGCAGCCTTGACATGTATGTTGACCAAAACGGACACTTAAGACCAAACCCAGTCGCAGTCCAAAGGGATCGACTTATAATTGATAGCGAAAAGTGGTTGTTGTCTAAGTTAGCGCCTAAGAAGTACGGAGATCGTATACAGATTGACGCAGAAGTAAAGCATACCGCCCCGCTTTCAATTGATCAAGTTAACGACATATTGAAGCAGCTCGATAGCAATACAATAGACATAACGCCAGAAGCGGAAACGGAATAGTTGAAGCGCTGAAGCGGACACCGTTAACGCTGCAATGCGAGAGCGATCCAATGCGAGAGCGGAAGCCGTTAACCCTACCAATGCGAGAGCAAACCACACCGAGAGCGCACCCGTTGGAGCGAGAGCCACCCAGAGCGGGAGGCGTTGAGGCGTTGGAACTTTTGAAGTCGAGAGGCGGGTGGGGATATAAACACCAAAATAATTTTTAGCAATTTTGAGCCATATCTTTTTTTACTTTTTCCATTGTTATAACAAATATTATTTTTATATTTGCACTTTAACTTTACTAATAATAGTAAGGGGATATTTCTATTGAGTAAATTGGTCTTTTTAAAATTTTTTTTTATAAATTTACACCAAATATTTTTTTATGCTAAATGGTCTAAGTCCTTTACAAATACTGCAAGCTAGGTTAATGGGAGATAGTTTGGCTTTTACTAAGTATTTCTTCCAAAAGCGGTTTAATAGGAGTTTTGTTGTAAATAGTCATCACGAGATTATTTGCAAGGCTATGGACAGAATATTGCGGGGAGAGTTAAAAAGGGTTTGTATAAGTATAGCACCGAGATATGGCAAGACTGAATTGGCTGTTAAGAATTTTATTGCATTGGGATTGGCACATAATCCAAGTAGTAAGTTTATTCATTTGAGTTATAGTGGTAGTTTAGCTGAGGACAATAGTGAGAGTGTAAGGGATTTTGTTGATAGTGAGGATTATAGTGCTATATTCCCTTATGTTGAGTTAAGTAAGAGTAGTGCTAGTAAAAGCAAGTGGGCGACTACTGCGGGTGGTGGTGTTTACGCAACTGCGACTGGAGGGCAGATAACAGGATTTGGGGCTGGGGAGGTTGATAGGGATATTTTGGGTGCGATGCCAGATGAGAAGAAGAATTCATTTGCGGGTGCGATTATTATTGACGATGCGTTAAAGCCTGATGATGCCTTGAGTGATTTGAAAAGGCAAAGGGTTAATGAAAGGTTTGAGAATACGATAAGGTCGAGGACTAACAGTAGAGATACGCCTATTATAGTTATAGGGCAAAGATTGCACTCAAACGATTTGATAGGGTATTTAAAGGAAACGGAGGAAGAAGCGTGGGAGTTTATAGATATTCCTTGTATTACGGTTGATAAGTTTGGAGTTGAACACGCCTTGTGGGAATTTAAGCAAACTTTGGCTGAATTGAACAATATTCGGCAAATTGACGAGAATGTATTTGAAACGCAGTACCAGCAGAACCCTCAAGACTTAAAAGGGAAGTTATTGCCTTTGCAGAGTTTAAAGTTTTGGAATTTGGCTAATATTCCATTTGAGAGTATAGTTTGGAAGTTTGCGGTGGGCGATCCAGCGAATGTTGGTGGAGATTATTATTCTATTCCATTTATGCACGTTGCCATTATTGAAGGGAAGCTGTTATGTTTTGTAAAGGGGATAGTTCACAGTAAGGAGGGGATTGAGATTGTAAATGATAGGATGATTGACAAGACTAGGGAGCATTTTATTGAGGAGGTGTTTTTGGAGGTTAACGGCATAGGAGCAGCAGCGTTTATGTTATTGAAGCGAGATTTGAGTAATACGACTAAAGTTAAGCCGTTTACGGTAACAATTCCAAAGGAGGCTAGGATATTAAGCAATAGTGAGTTTATACGAAATCATTTTGTTTTTGACGAGAGGTATAAGGAGGATCAAGAATATTCGAGATTTATTAATCACGTAACGGGTTACGATAGGGAAAGCAGTAATACGCATCGACTTGATGCAATAGATAGCCTTGCATCGGCAGCAAACATATTGAAAATAAAATACAAGCAACTATTGTATGGATAGTAGTTTTTCTTGATAAGCATTACTTGCGTCTATTTCATTTACAAAATAACCTAAATGAATTTTTTTCTTATCAATTATAATTTGAGCGTGCCATTTTAAATGTTGTTTATGCCAACCAACGCCAGTATATTTAGAACTGCTTTTTAAATGTTTCCTGTTGCAATTTACCCTAGCACTTACAACTTCAAGATTAGAAACATTATTATCAAGTTTATTAAAATTAATATGATTTACGACTAATTTATAACCGCAATTATTATGATTTAAAAAAGCTACGGCTACAAGTTGATGTATTTTTTTTGTGCGCTTTATTTTATTATTATATAGGCTAACTGTTAAATAGCCACTACCATCAATTGCTGGATTTAAAAGTTTTTCTCTATTTCTACGAAAACTTTTTACATTTCCTAAATTACTAATTAAATAACCATCACAACCTTTTACTTCTTTCCAAATTTCCATAACAAAAAAAACAATCCATCAATGTTGCAGCATATCAGGATTGTTTAAATTAATATCTTTGATTTTCTAACTGCAATTAGATTTACAAATATAATAAAATTATTTGTTATTTGGTTAATAATATTTTATATATTTGTCACAAAATATTATAATAAATGGCGTGGTCATTATTTGGTAGAAAGAAAAATTCACCGCAAGGTTTTGCAGAAGTTCAGAATGATGGAGCTTGGCTAAGCTATTTTAATCAGTATTTACAA